AATATTAATGCCTTTATTAGGAACATTTGGATCAGGATCTGCAAAAGGTTTTGGTCAAAGAGGTGGTGGAGGATTTTCACCCCATGATATAGATTTTTTAGTTATAGGTGGAGGTGCTGCAGGAGGACAACCCACCGGAGGTGGTGGAGGTGGAGCTGGAGGATACAGAACATCAACTCAAACAATGAATGAATCATTCACAATTACCGTCACAGTAGGTGATGGTGGTTCCAGTGGTGGTGTTGACGGAAATAACTCTGAAATATCAGGATCAGGATTAAGCACAATAAATTCAACAGGTGGAGGAGCAGGTGGCCCTAATGGAGGCTCTCCTGGTAAACCTGGTGGTTCCGGTGGTGGCGGTGGCGCAATAGGCGGTTCGTCAAATGCAGGTGGTGCTGGTAACGCCGGAGGTTATACACCTTCAGAAGGAAATAATGGTGGTCCTTCAAATGGACCTAGTGCTCCTTATCCCTCAGGAGGAGGCGGAGGAGCTGGTGCAGTAGGTAGCCCTGGTGGTGGTAGTGCATGCGGTCCTGGTGGAGCTGGAACAGCCTCTTCAATAACAGGTTCTTCAGTCACAAGAGCAGGTGGCGGTGGCGGTGGCGCTTATTGGGGTGCTAGTGCAGGATCAGGAGGTTCTGGTGGTGGAGGCAACGGCGGTAGCCCTGGTACAGCTAACACTGGTGGTGGCGGTGGCGGTGGCCCAGGTGGTGTACCTGCTGGTCAAGGCGGAAAAGGTGTAGTTATTTTAAGTGTACCAACTGAAAATTATACTGGTACAACAACAGGTTCTCCAACAGTTACGGAATCAGGTGGAAATACAATAATTCAATTTAATGGGTCAGGGAGTTACGAAACATAATGGCATCATTTTCAAAATTAAATTCACAAAATATAGTATTAAGAGTTGAATCTGTTGTAAACGATGTAATACAAGATTCAAATGGAATAGAACAAGAATCTATTGGTATTGAATTTTTAAAAAATTTATATAAAGAACCAAATTCTATTTGGAAACAAACTTCTTATAATACGAGAGGTGGAGTTCATGTATTAGGAGGTACACCTTTTAGAAAAAACTTTGCTGGAATTGGTTATACTTATGATGAAGATAAAGATGCTTTTATTCCACCAAAACCCTATTCATCTTGGATATTAAATGAAACCACTTGCCTTTGGGAAGCACCTGTGGTAAGACCTGAAGGTAAAGAACTATATGATTGGAATGAAACTAATCAAACTTGGGATTTAGTTTCTGCAGAAACTACAGTTTCTGAATAATTAACGTGAAAGTAATAAATTTGAGGTAGGACACAATCTTAACTTATTTAAAATATAGAAAGAAAAAATGATAGTAAACCTCTTTAGTTTTCCTACATTAATAACAAAAATTAACTCTAATAACTTTGATAAGAAAAAAATTATCAGAGACATTGAATATAATTATAAAATAGACGCTAATAGAAATAAATGGGATACCAAAAACTCAAATTTACATCACAGTAATAAAGATTTAAATAACAAAAAATTTAAAGATATAAATTATAAAACATTAATACCTTTGTATAAAAATGATATTGAACTTTACTTAAACAATTTAAAATTTAGTCAAAAAATTAAATATAATTTTAAAATTGTTAATTATACTTGTATGAAATCTAATCAAAATATGCAATCTCATTATCACGACGGTGCGGATTTTACAGCTGTACATTATTTAAAATTTGATAAAGAAGAACATAAACCAACAGTATTTGAAAATAAAAACACTTATGTTGGTTATTTAAAATATTTAAGACCGGAACTTTTAAATTTATTAGATTCAAGTGATCCAAATAATTCTTGGGTTATGGATTATTGGAATTTTAATATTGAAGAAAATTGTTTTTGTATTACTCCTTCTTTTTTACATCACTATGTACCTATGCAAACTTCAGACAAAACAAGAATTACAATTGTACTAAATATATATTTAAATAAGGAATAATTATGCATCAACCAACAAAAAACGTAAAAGTAATAAAAAATTTTCTTGAAAATTCTTTTTTTCAAGATTTAAAAAAACTTGTAACAAAATCAGAGTTTGCTTGGTATCAGAGGAAAACTATGGTTGGAGGAACCTCAAATAACTTAGGTTATTTTACACATTCTTTCTATAATGATAATAGAATAAATTGTGATACGTATTTTAAATATATAATCCCAATTTTAGATAAATTAAATTCAAAAGCTGTAATAGAAGTAAGATCAAATTTAACCCCTTCTGTTTTTTTTAAAAATAAACATTCTGATTTTCATATAGACAATAATTTTAATTGTAAAACTGCAATATTATATTTAAACAATTGTGATGGAGGAACTGAATTTAAAATAAATAATGAAATAAAATTTATTAAATCAGAAGAAAATAAAATTGTTATATTTGATTCTAATATTGAACATAGAGGAGTAACATCTAATAATGCTGATTTTAGATATATAATAAATTTTAACTATTTTTAATTAAATGAATTATGGAAAAAATAACAAACTCATCTTGGGATTTTTATTTAGATAAAATTCATAGTTATGCTTTTTATGAAAACGCATTTACAAAAGAGGACTGTGAAGTAATAATTAAACTTGCTAAAATCAAAGGTTTAAATGATGCTTTGGTAAGAAAAGATAATCAAGATAAAAAATTAAATAATATTAGAGATTCTAAAATATGTTGGCTACATCCTGGTGACAATATGGAATGGGTGTTTCGTAGAATAACAGACATTACATTAGAGATTAATAAACTTTTTTTTAATTTTGATTTATCTGGAATTAATGAAGGATTACAATTTACAAATTATAAAGCACCATCAGGAAAATATAATAGACACGTTGATAAAGGATTCGGTTTTCCAATTAGAAAATTATCTATTTCAATTCAACTTACTGATCCTAAAGAATATGAGGGTGGTGAACTTTATATTGATAATGGTGTGGAAGATCATGTTATGATGAATAAAGATCAAGGAACACTAATAGTATTTCCTTCATATACATTACATGAAGTTATGCCTGTAACAAAAGGAGAAAGAAATTCATTAGTGACTTGGGTAACAGGTAAGCCGTTTAAATAATAATTTTTAATATTTAATGTCTATGGTTCACAAATTTGCAAATTCTTGTTTAGAAGAAATAACTTATCCAAGTAAAGCAGAATCTTGGCATGTACAAGGGATGTTAAAAAATAAATCTAATCAAATATTTAAATTTGATGTACGTCCTATGAAAGTTAATAATAACAGATTAGAAAAACAAGGTTATTTTAAAAGTAAAGCCGATAAAATGGTATTTGATACTAAGGATGAATGGGTTATTGTTGATATAGAAGAATTATATCAATATTTGAAAGAAAACAAACTAAAAGAAGTTTATTTACAAAGTTTGATCTCTAAGCTAGATTGGAATATAATGCTCAAAAAATAGCACTATATTTTTATAATTTTTGTTATATAATTCAAAAATTATGCCATTAACTCAATTAAATTTTCAACCTGGTTTAGACACTGAAAACACCGAAACCGGTGCAGAAGGTAGATGGACAGACTGCGATAAGATTAGATTTAGAAAAGGACTACCACAAAAAATAGGTGGATGGACTAAATTTAGTCAAGATTATTATGTAGGAAGACCTTCGAATATAGCTTCTTGGATTAGCTTAGATGGTACACGTTATCAATCTATAGGAGGAGATAAAAAAGTTTATGTTTATCAAGGTGGACAAAATCAAGATATTACTCCTATTAGACAATCTAATAGTTTAACTTCTGTATTTACTACTACTGATACTAGCTCTAATGTAATAGTAAATCATTCAGCTCATGGTGCAACTTTAGGATCATTTATAACAATATCTAATGTATCAGCAAATGTAGGCGGAATTACTATTACTGATTTAGAAAATGAATTTGAAATTGTATCTATTAATAATTCAGATGCATATACTATAACTACACCAGGTACAGCTACTTCTACAGTAACTGACTCTGCTAATTGCGATATATCTTATCAATTAAATATTGGTCCTACAACTCAAACTTTTGGATATGGTTGGTCAGCTGGTACTTACTCTGAAAGTACATGGAATACTCCTAGAACTACATCAGAAGTTACACTAGATATGAGACAGTGGTCATTAAATAATTGGGGAGAAGATTTAATTTTAACACAAAGAGATGGAGCTAGTTACGAATGGGACGAATCAGCTGGTATGTCTAGTAATCCAGCTACCGCTATTTCTAATGCTCCTACATCTTCTTCTTTATCTGTAGTATCTACAGAAACTAGGCATTTAATTTGTATGGGAACAGAAACTACAATTGGAGATATTTCTTCACAAGATAAATTATTTATAAGATGGTCAGATCAAGAAAATTACAATTTTTGGGCGCCTAACGCAACTAACTCAGCGGGCTCACAAAGAATTGCGGGTGGTAGTGAAATAAGAACAGCTAAACCTGCAAAAGGTACTATTCTAGTATGGACAGATACAACATTACATTCAATGTCTTTTATTGGTCCACCTTTTATATTTGGTTTTCGTCAACTCGGTAATGACTGTGGAGCTGTTGGATTAAACAGTGCAATAGTTATAGATGACGTTGCCTATTGGATGGCCGATGGTCAATTTTTTAGATTTGCTGGTGCTGTTCAAGAAATACCTTGTCCTATATTAAATCATGTATTTGATAATATAAATAAAACTCAATACGCTCAAGTATATGCAGGACAAACTTCTGATTTTTCTGAAGTTGTTTGGTACTACTGCTCTGCTAATTCTAATTTTGTAGATAAATATGTAATCTATAATCATTTAGAAAATAGTTGGTATTTTGGTAATTTATCGAGAAGTACATATTTAGATAATGGAGTAGAATTAAATCCAATAGCTACAGAATATTTTGCTAACTCTACTGCTAATACTTATACTACAATATATGGTCTAACTGCTGGACGAAGTTTAATCTATCGTCATGAAGATGGTGTAGATGCTGATGGTTCTGCTATAACTGCTTATATAGAATCAGGTGATGGAGATATTGCAGATGGAGAGAATTTTACTTTTATTAATAAAGTTATACCAGATTTTAAAAATCAAACTGGTAATACTATTATTACTTTATCAGCTAGAGATTATCCTAATAGCTCTAAGACTACAGGAGAAGCTATTACAGTGTCAAATACGACAGCTTTTTATAATTCTAGAATACGAGGTAGACAATCTTCTCTTAAAATAGAAAGTGACGAATTAGGTAGTAATTGGCGATTTGGTACATTAAGAATCAATGTAAGACCAGATGGAAAAAGATAAATATAAAATTAGATTAGCTCGTATAGATGATGCTGTAAGAATACGAGAATTATTGAAAACATGGCTTGTAGAAGCTCCATTTAACTTTGGAAACACTAATAATAAAAAAGCTCTAGAAAATATAATATTTTACATTCGTAATAGTTTTGTTATAGTAGTGGAATATGAAAATAATATTGTAGGAACTATGGCTGCTACAATAGACGAAACTTGGTATAG